TTACAGATGCATTGGCTCCTAGCTCTAACCGCACTCTGTTATTGAATACGCAAGACAACCTGGACTTGGTAGACGGTTTAAAAGGCTTGTTCCAAGACTCAGGCGAGATCGCTAAACAATACCGCGAAGGCTTGGTAGGTCGCACTGCTGGTTTCGGTGACATCTACGAAAACACATTGCTAGCTTCACAAACCACAGGTACAGCCGCTTCCGCTACGACTTACACAGTCAACGGCGCAGTGACTACAAACGGCTCAACAGCTGTGACAGTTGCAGTAGGTGCTACAACCTTCAAAAAAGGTGATGTGTTTACTGTAGTTGGTTGTAACCGTGTTCATCCAGAGTCAAAAGCTGACACAGGCGCATTGCAACAATTCGTTGTAACTGCTGACTATGCTGGCGGTGCAGGCAGCTTGAGCTTCTCTCCAGCTATCTACACATCTGGTGGTCGTCAAAACGTGACTGCTGGCGGCATGCCAAACGGTGCTGCATTAACCAAAGTAGGCGGTGCTTCTGCTGTGTACAAACCTTCATTGGCTTATCACAAAGATGCTTTCACATTCGTATCTGCTGACTTGGAAGATGTAAGCAAATACGGTGCTTGGGGCGCTCGTGAAGTGATGGATGGTGTATCTATGCGTATCGCTCGTCAATACGCGATTGGCACTGACACCATCCCATGCCGTATTGATGTTCTGTATGGCTACAAAACGATCCGCGCTCAATTAGCAGCACGTATCTTATCTAACTAAGGAGTCTGCACATGGCTGGAGTAATCACTGGCAATGTGCAGAGTATAAGCGTGGTTTCGGTCTCGCTTTCCCCTGCACTAGTAGCCGCAAACACTACCGCCGAACAGACTTTCACTGTTCCAGGCGTTCTTTCAACAGACCTATTGGGCGAAGTAAACAAACCATCATCACAAGCTGGTTTGGGAATCGCTGGTATTCGCGTAACAGCAGCAAATACTATTGGTATCACTTTCAGCAACAACACTGGTTCAGGCATTACGCCTACAGCCGCAGAAACCTACAAGTTCCTGTTGGTAAGGCCAGATTCAACCCAAGCAGGATTTAACGTTTAACCAAGCCCCCGAAAGGGGGTTTTTCTATTGAGGTTCATCATGTTCAACGAATATCCAAAAGTCTTATACAAGGGCGGCTTAGATGGCAAAGCCGATGTTGTATTCAATGCTGATGAAGAAGCTGAACTGCGCAAAGAAGGCTACAAATCATTAGCCGAGCCTCAAGAGAAAAGCCCATCTAAAGGTAAGAAATAATGGCTGTCCTCTACGACATCATTAAGCAGTCGCTTAAGGACATTGGCGCAATCGGTGGGCGAGAAACGCCTACTGACGATGAAGCACAAGATGCATTGTCCACGCTCAACCAAATGCTGGCCATGTGGCGTACACAGTCACTTACTGTTTACTGCCAGAAACAGGAAACGCTTACTGCGACAGGCGCGCTGTCTTATACCGTTGGCCCGTCAGGTGATTTGAACATTGAGCGGCCTTATACGATTGATGCCGTCCTATGGCGCGAGAATGGCGTAGATTCTCCACTAATCCCGATGCATTCCTTTGAGGACTATCAGGATATAGGCGTGAAGGTATTGCAAGGCGCTCCAAGTGCTTTCTATTACCGTCCTGATTCACCACAAGGCCAGCTATTCATTTGGCCTAGCCCTAACACTGGATCGCTAGTTTTAACCATGCGTGTGCCTATGCCGATCTATACGAGCATATACGACGAAGTTGACTTGCCGCCAGAGTATGAAGGGGCTATACGATCAAATCTAGGCGTATTGATTTGCCCAAGTTTTGGCTTGCAACCTTCACAGGCTCTCTTGATGTACGCAAGACAATCTAAACGCGCTCTCAAGATCATCAATACGCAACTTAAAACAATGCGTATGCCTGATGCTGTGCTTCCTACCACCATGTATAACATCAGGACAGGTGTGTAATGCCAGAGCTGAACCTTTTCGGCGTTAGCCAGTACGGCAAGAGCCTTAACGTTACCGCACAGAATCGCCTTAACTGCTATCTGGAAGTGCAGCCTGGTGATGATCGAGCAAGAGTAGCTATTTACGGCACTCCAGGCTTAGATTTATTCGCCTCGTTTGGCGATACGCCAGTTCGCGGCATTTATCAACGCACAGACTTCATCTATGCGGTGCATCGCGGTACGTTCTATGAAGTGAATAACGCAGCTGTTAAGACCGCCAAAGGTACGATAGGCACGACATCAGGGCGTGTCTATATGTGGGACAACGGCACACAGCTATTTGTAACCGATGGGCAAGCAGGCTATATCTACGACTTCCAGCTAGGCACATTTGAGCAGATTGTAGATCCTGATTACCCAGGCGCTAAAACGGTGACTTGGCAAGACGGTTATTTTATCGTCAACCCGCCAGACACATCATTATTCTATGTTTCAGACATCTATGATGGCTTGGTATGGGATGCACTCGACTTCGCCAGTGCAGAATCTAACCCTGACAACCTAGTAGCAATCATTGCAGATAACTCTACTTTGTACCTGTTCGGCTCAGTATCAACGGAATTCTGGACTAACTCAGGGGCGCAGGATTTCCCTTTCTCACGAATATCCGGTGGCTCTACCGAGTGGGGATGTGCAGCGATTAACTCTATCGTTAAATATGACAACACTTTAGCCTTCCTTGCGAAGAATCGCATGGGGGAGGTCATTGTAGCGAAGATGAACGGCTATCAACCTCAGCGCATATCTAATCCTGAGATTGAATACATCATCAACAAATATACATCTGTTTCAGACGCTTCATGCATCGCCTATATGTTAGGCGGTCATCCGATGTTACAGATCAATTTCCCAACGGCACAAGCAAGCTGGCTATATGACGGGCTCACTAATTGCTGGAGTCAGTTGAAGAGCAATGGCATAGAACGCCATCGCGCCGAAATGGGCGTGAATTACCTAGACCGCATCATTGTGACTGACTTTGAGAACGGCAATCTATATCGCCTTAATCCTGATAGCTACACCGATAACGGCGAGCCAATCGCTTTTGAAGTTACCAGCAGGCACGTGGAAAGAGACGATCTGCGGGTTATCGTGGACAAACTGCAACTGGACATGGAAACAGGCGTTGGCTTGGCGCTAGGGCAAGGAGTCAATCCGCAAGTGATGATGTCGGTTTCAAAAGACGGTGGGCATACCTTCGGCACTGAGCAATGGTGTGATATGGGGGCTATAGGAGAATTTCGACAACGTGCCATTTGGCGCAGATTAGGCCAAGCCCGTGATTGGGTTTTCAAGTTCCGAATCACTGACCCTGTTAAACGCGTGATTCTCGGATGCTCAATTAATACTAGGGATGCTGGCACATGATTAACCCAACCCCTAGCAAACGGAATTTATTGAGCAGTCAATTTCTTCTAAAGATGGGTGAGAACCCTGCATTCCTTGTCACAGACGAGTTTTGGCTGGAGTTCTTTTCAGATGTATATAAAGGCATCAAATACACTCAAACAAGCGGTACAACAGCACAGCGTCCAACCAAAGACCTATTTCCTGGCAGATTCTACTTTGACAAATCTTTAGGTGCGAATGGCAAGCCTATTTGGATAGGTGCCGATGGCTCAAGCTGGGTGTTAGCAGACGGAACAGCGGCATGAATGATCTAGTTAAGTCATTCCGTGAAAATGTACTCAAGGTTGAGCAAGGCATGAAGGCGCTGATTGAATCAGGCGAGATTGAATCGACTTTAGACCAATGCACTTTAAAACACTACTTCACGCCCATAGACGGAAAGTATGGATGTTGCACTTATGCGCGTGAAATGCTCATTCCTAAAGGCACATTGATTATCGGCAAGATTCACCGCCATGAACATTTAAACATCATTTCTAAAGGCAGTGTTTCCGTATCTACAGAACACGGGCAAAGGATTCTCACAGCACCTTGCACATTCATTAGCGAAGTAGGCTTGAAGCGTGCAGTAGTGGCCCTAGAGGACACCATTTGGACAACGATACACATGGTTTCCAAGAGCGGCGAAGAACACCTAAAAGAAATTGAAGATGAAGTAATTGCGCCTAGTTATGAGGCATTAAAAATGATTGAAGGAGAAAAGCGATGACATGGGGCGCAGTAGCCAGTACTGGCTTATCAATTGCAGGGTCATTCCTTGGCGGCAGTAAAGAGGGTGAGCGTGATGCAGAGGATGCACAAGCCGCAGCCATGCGCGCACAGGAAGATGCCAGACGTGACGCAATGGAGGCATTAGCCCCTTATCTTAATACAGGTTCAGCAGCTAGTCAGAAATTAGCTCAGATGCTTGGCATCGCCGATCCTGCGGGATATGCACCCAAACCTACCCGCCAAATGTTCGAGGACAGAGTAGCACACGAACATTACAAAAAGTACGGTCAGAACTATAACCGCAACTCTTCAATGGGTACGGAGAATATGAAGATCGACAAGCGTTTTAAAAAGGCGCTTGCTGAGTGGGAAGCTGGCAAAGCTGAATATCTCAAAGCTAATCCTAACTCCCAAGGCACAGGTGAATTGTTACGCGCATTTTCCAACGAAGATTTTGTAAAAGACCCTGGCTATGAATTCAGGATGGCAGAGGGCGAAAAGGGCATCAATCGCTCGTTAGCAGCACGTGGCGGGTTCAACTCAGGCGCTGCCTTGAAAGCTATAAACCGTTACAACCAAGACTATGCATCTAATGAGTTCAGCAATGCCTATAACCGTGATGCAGCCAATAAAGCCCGCACATTCTCATTCCTATCAGGTACAGCAGGACAAGGTTTGCAAGCTGCTGGCTCTGCTGCTGGTGTAGGCCAGAACGCAGCGAATGCTAATCAAAATTCATTGTTGCAAACTGCCAACAACACTTACCAAATGGCTCAGAACCGCGAGGATAACCAATTCAACGCTATTACTAACGCTATCGGGAATGGCATTTATGCCTGGGAGCGTAACAAGCCTGTTACTGGCAACTCTGGTTCCGTAGGTGGTTATTCAACACCACCATTCAATGGCGCAAGCACCCAGAAACCGTGGTATTTAAGCTAAGGAAAAATTATGGCTAGACAATATTTAAACTTAGCTCAAATCTACGGGGCGGCAGATCAAGCACGTGCCAATGAACAAGCCATTAAAAACAATGAGCTTCAAACCCAACGCTTTCAGCGCCAAATGCAGCTTGAAGATGCTGAGTTAGCACGTCAGGAAGGCATAAGGAACGCTTATAGAGGGGCTTATGAGGTCGACGAAACAGGCGCACCAAAACTTAACCGCAAGAAAGCAATTGGCGCACTTTATGGCGTTGATGCTTTAGAGGCAGCGAAAGCAGAAGAAGGCTTTGCTAAAAGCGACGCGGAAGCCGCAAAGATGGAACGTGAAAACAAGAAGGCAGAACTTGCTGATAAGGTGGAGAGGATCAAAGCCGCTAAAGATATTGTAGCTACTACATACGATCAAAACAGCTATAACCAAGCAAAACAAATGCTTTCTCAAATTGCCCCTGATTTACCAATGCCTGAACAGTGGACTCCTGAATGGAAAGAAAACACTGTCATGACTGGTGAAGGATTCCTTAAGAAAGCGGAAGCAGAACTTAATCGTGGCGTAACTATGCGTGGTCAAGACATAACTATGCGTGGACAGGATATGACAGATAAACGCGCTCGAGAAGAAGGCGCAGCCAATCGAGGGGTTCAATACTCTGCACAGAATCTTACTAAACAACGATTGGACTTTGACCGCAGTGGTGGTGTAGCGGCAGTAAATGCTAAGAATGGCACTACTACGCCTAAGAATGAAAAGCTCACAGAGGGTATGCGCAACAATGCTATGTATGCTCAACGTATGACAGCAGCAGAGAAGTTATTAGAAGGCACGGCAGAGCAAAAGCCTGGAATGTTGGAAACGATTGCTGGATCAACTCCATTGGTAGGTTCAGAGCTGGGTGCCAACCAATTCAGATCAGCAGATAGACAAAAAGCGGTGCAAGCTCAACGCGATTGGGTCCGTGCAAAGCTGCGTAAAGAATCAGGTGCGGCTATTGGCGTGGATGAGATGAATCAAGAGATTTCAACCTATTTCCCGCAGATTGGGGACAGCCCAGAAGTAATTGCACAGAAGAAAATTGCACGTGAGCAAGCGACACAAGGCTTGATTCAATCATCTGGTTCCGCATATTCACCCCCTGCAGAGCGTCAAGCGCCAATTATGAGCAAAGCAGATGCAAAGATGCCAGCATCATCTATCGCAGTCACAGCACCCAATGGCAAGACATACACTTTCAAATCTCAAGCAGCAGCTAATCAATTTAAACGCCAAGCAGGAATCAAATAAATGGATTACGACAAACTTGCAGGCAAGCTAGGCGGCTCAGTAGCGCCAGAAGTAGACTATGACGCGCTAGCAGGGAAAATCGGGGGCATCGCACAACCAGAAGAGCAGACATTGGCAGATCGCTTGCCTCGCGCAGCTGGCTTAACAGCCCGTGTAGGCATGGAAGCGATACCAGAAGTCGCAGGTGGCGTGGCTGGCTTAGTCAATACAGCAGGTCGCATCAATAGCGGGAACTTCACTCCACAAGGCTTGTTGGTTAAGGGCGTTAACATGGCGCGAGATGCTATAGGCTTTGGTGACGGTGGTGAGGAAGTAGGAGAGGCGGCTAACGTAGTCTCAAATGCAGGGCGTAATGCTGCTGACTTTATCGGATTGCCTGCTCCTGAAACATCAGCCGAAAGAGTTATCTCTGCAGGTGGTAAAGCAGCAGTGGGAACAGGCGGCATTATGGCTGGTGCTAGTAAGTTACAGAAGGCAGTTAGTCCTGCAATGCAAACTATTACACGCTTTCTGTCTACTGCTCCTAAAGTTCAAGTTGCTGGCTCTGCTGGCTCTGGTGCTGCCGGACAATTAGCTAAAGAGAATGGCGCTGGCTTCGGAGGTCAGTTAGTTGCATCAGTAGCTGGCGGCCTGGGTGCAGCTGGATTAGCAAATAAAGGCGCAAATGTGGCTAAGTCATTGACTAGCCCTTCATCACCAATCAACCCATTGGAAGCCTTAGAAAAGGCAGGGATTAATGTTGCCAATCTTAGCGATGATGTCAAAAATGCATTAACTATGGAAGTGCAGAAAGCATTGAAAGTCAGCCCGAATCTAGACGATGCAGCACTAGGCCGTTTAGCTGATTACCAGAAAACAGGCTTAACGCCGATGAGTGGCAATCTAACGCTCAACCCTGCGACGATTACACAAGAGCGCAATTTGGCTAAGATTGGTGCAAACAGTACCGATCCAGCCGCACAGAAACTGGCAACAGTCCAACGTGAAAACGATGTGAAGTTAATAGATAGCCTTGGTAAGTTCGGCTCAGATGATGATGCGGTAACTGCCGCCAACAAAATCATTGAAACGCTTAATGTTAAAGATGCAGCTACCAAAAAAGTGATTGGCAAGTTTTACGAGCAAGCCCGTAATACAGAAGGCCGCAGTGCGTTACTCAATCCGCGTGATTTCACCCAAAAAGCGAATGACGCACTAGACGATGCCTTGCTAGGTGGAAAATTGCCTGGTGATGTACGCAACAAGCTTAATTCCATTGCTCAAGGTGATACACCTCTAACAGTGGATGTTGCTGAACAGCTAAAAACAAATATTGGCGCATTGCAACGCAGCTCAAACGATCCAGCCGAAAGATTGGCTCTCAGTAAGGTGCGTGAGGCTTTGGATAATACTTCTTTAGTAGATGGGCAAGGGAAAGAAGCGATTGCGGCTTTTAACAAGGCTAGAAGCGCGAATAAAGCCTATATGCAAATGGTTGAGCGTAATCCTGCCTTACAAGCAGTTCGTGATGGCATCGAGCCTGATAAATTCGTGAGCAAGTTCATTTTAGGCAATGGGGAGAAAGCTAACATCTCACAGGTGAAGGCTTTGCGTGATTCTCTGAAAGACAATCCGGAAGCAACTACTGCGATTCGTGGGCAGATTGCCAATTACCTCAAGTCACGTGCTGTAAATGGCAAGGCCGATGAAGTCGCTAACTTCTCACCTGATGCATACAACAAAGCATTGAAAGCCATCGGCGATGACAAGCTAAAACTGTTCTTCAACGATCAGGATTTGGACATGCTCAAAACATTAGGCCGCGTATCGAGCTATGAGAAGTTTCAGCCTACTGGTGCAGCTGTCAATAACTCCAATACGACAGGCGCGTTAACAGCTGTTCTTGATAGATTGGCGAATAGTCCATTGATTCGCAAGGTTCCGTTTGGAGCTAAGTTAGTTGCAGAGCCAGCTCAAGATATTAGTGTTGCAGTTGGTTCGCGTAAGGCACTAGACAAAACCAAAGCGCTGGCATTGCCTAAGCCGAAAGCAAAAGGCGAAAAAGCGCCATTAGCTAGCTTATATGGATTAGCGGCGGTTCAAGAAGGCGATGATTAGGAAAACGATAATCGAGCCTAGAGCGATTGGGTTAATTTCCATTTCATAACAATATCACATTTTTAAAGCACACAAGCCACCCTAATCGGTGGCTTTTTTATTGCCCAAAAGGAATATAAATGGCAAAGCTATTACCAGTAGTAAATAATGCCCAATTCATCAATGGCGAGCCTGCCGTAGGTGCAAAGCTATTCTTTTATGCAGCAGGCTCTAGCACCAAACAAACGACCTATGCAGATGAAGCTGGACTGATACCTCAGACCAATCCAATAATTTTGGATAGCCGTGGAGAGCCATCTCAGCCAGTTTGGGGAACAGAGGGCCTTAGCTACAAAATAGTTTTTACCGCTTCCACAGATTCAGACCCGCCAGCAAGCCCTATTTGGGATATTGACGATGTAACCGGGATTAATGATGCCTCTGTTGCCGTAGATCAATGGGTTGATTCTGGCGTAACGCCAACATATGTTTCTGCAACCAGTTTTACCTTGCCAGGCGACCAGACTTCTGCCTTTACCGTAGGGCGCAGAATTAAAACGCTAGTGACTGCTGGCACGGCTTATGGTCGCATCAGTGCCAGTGTGTTCGGGGCTTTGACCGCCGTCACAGTCGTCATGGATTCCACACCACTGGATTCCGGTTTATCCTCAGTGCAATTAGGGCTACTAACCCCTGACAACACCTCTATTCCAGTGATGCAAGACAATTACCTGTTGATCTCAGGGTCAGCAGATAAGACCAAGCTGTTGGGATTTGAGGTAGACGGTCTGACTACCGCAACCAAAAGAACTTGGACAGCACAGGACAAAGATATAACTGTAGCTGGTCTAGATGATGTGCAAAATACAGTTTTTTCAACGTCTAAAATCCAGCCTATTACCGCAGTTGCAAATACGCCAGCCAATAGCCTAACCATTACATTAAGTCCTACCAGATTGGACTTCAGGGATGCGTTAAACAGCGGCACAGTTAACACAGTTTCTAATGCAGCTTCTATCTCAACCATCATTAGTTCTGGCTCTACAGGCGGCACAGTTAGCGCCGTAAGATCCCGTTTAGCCATTCTTGCCATCAATAACGCTGGCACGATCGAATTAGCATGGTGCAATGCCAGCGGCGGAGTAGTGTTAGACGATTCAAAATTAATTAGCACTACGGCAGAAGGCGGTGCTGGAGGAGCAGATAGTGCAACCGTTATTTACTCCACTACAGCACGGGCAAGCGTAGCCTTCCGTATCGTCGGCTTCATAGAATCAACTCAAGCAACGGCTGGCACATGGATAACATCTCCAAGCCTGATTCAAGGTGCTGGAACTCCTGCGACCAACTTAATACCTTTGGGAATGGCCGCATTTTACGAATCTCCTCAACAAACAATCACTTCATCTGGCGCTTTAACGCTTGCGCATGGATTAGGAAGAAAGCCAGTTCTAACAAAACTCGTTCTGCAATGTACTACTGCTGAATTTGGCTTTGCCATTGGGGATGAAGTTACAGAAATAATGCAAGGCTTTAACGGGGTTGCACGCGGCGTCCAAATCGTTCCTGACGCGACAAATATAAATGTTAAATATGGTACTGATGCAAACGTTTTTTGGGTGATTAGAAAAGACACAGGCGCTACAACACAATTAACAAACGCAAATTGGCGTTTTGTAGTTAGGGCATGGGGTTAAGCTTTAATATAATAAGGAATAACATGAGAAAAATTATAGCTGTAATTATATTTAGCATTGCTACCATCAACGCCAGCGCTCAAGGCGTAGTAAGCTTCATTTTTGATGACAATCTCAAAAGCCATTACGACTTGGTACATCCCCTGTTCGTAGAAAAAGGCCTTGCAGCAGGCTTTGCAATTAATAGCGGCACGATGAGGCCTGACGATGACTATGCTCTAGGCCTTACTCATAGGCGGCTAGGTTATATGGTTGATGCAGGACATGAGGTATTAAATCATGGCGGCAAGCATAGAGATTTAAGGCCATCTAGTACAACAATCGCCACCTGCCAGCTTGAAATGAACGCGCCATATGACCTTTTAACGGTGACTAAATACGATTACACCATTAGCGGATGGGTGGCGCCTTACAGCACAGTGACCGAGCATTGCGTACCTATCAGCGCAGAACGTCACCAGTATGGTTTCAATGTATACAACACTAACACAGGTAGCGCAGCCGTGATGCAGGAAGGTATTGACCCGTTAAGGCTCTGGCGCACCTCCCTGTATGCAGCAGGGTTAGCAGGAGCGTATGCCTCAATAGATGCGGCTTTTGATGCTGATGGCCTTGTGGTGTTTTATGACCATGACCCTAGTCGTAGTGTCAATCCAAACTCAATGAGCATTGCCAACTTAAGACTAGTCTTGGAATATGCCATTGCTAAAGGGGTGCAAATTTTACCGCCTACACAAGCATTGCAAGCCGCTGGCATCATTCCTTAACGATCACATAACAATAGTTTATTGACTCCCTCCAAGCCGCCTAGCGGCTTTTTTTACGCCTATGGAAAGGGCTGATATGCCACAAGAAAAACTCGAAGCCGTTGCAGAGATTGGCTCAAAAGTAACATATACGGGAGCTGGCACTGCAATAGTTTTTGGCTTAACGGTTAATGAGATAGTGGCATTGATCGGTTTGTTGATGGGCGTATTAGGGTACGTCACCAATGCTTATTACAAGCGCCGCCAGATGAAATTACTAGAAAAGCTGGCAGATAAGAATCCAAACATTGATGTGGTAAAGGCTTTTGAAGTCATTAATAAAGCGGGTGACTAATCATGAAAATCCTTGTGCTTCCAGATGTACAAGCAAAGCCTGGTAATGACTTTTCATTCCTTACTTCAATCGGCAATTACATCATAGCTAAAAAGCCTGACGTGATTGTGAACATTGGCGACTTTGCCGACATGGAGAGCTTAAGCACCTATGACAGGGGATTAAAGTCTTTTGAAGGGCGAAGCTACCAGAAAGATATTTGGGCGGCTAGAGAGGCTATGGACGCTCTTTTAACACCTATTTTTGAATTTAATAAACGTGCGAAACAGAATAAAGATAAGCAGTATAAACCTCGCATGGTACTCACTCTTGGTAACCATGAAAACAGAATCAATCGTGCGATTAATGAAGATCGCAAGCTAGACGGGCTTATATCAACAGATGACCTTCCTTACCAAGACTGGACCGTTTACCCATTTTTAGAAGTGGTAGTCATCGAAGGCATAGCGTTTAGTCATTACTTCACCAGCGGGGCTATGGGCAGACCGATTTGCACAGCTCAGGCATTACTTACAAAGCAACATATGTCTTGCGTGGCAGGGCATCAACAAGGCCGCCAGATCGCATTTGGTAAACGTGCAGATGGCAAGGGCATGACTTCACTCATCATCGGCTCATGCTATGAGCACGACGAAGATTATCTAGGTTCACAAGGGAATATCCATTGGCGCGGCTTATATCTGCTACACGGCTGCAAGGATGGCGAGTTCGACGAATGTGCAGTTCCACTCTCATACATAAAGGAACACTACTAAATGAAGAAGCCCATCGCAGCCGCCTTAATGGTGGCTTTTTTTACGCCCGCGCACGCCGAAACCACAGACCAGCTTGTTTACGACAATCCCGAATACTCAATCGTACTCAATGTAACGCCATGCAAGATTGACAAGAAGCATCATCCGCTAGGGATGGACTTTGCTTACGAAGCCACAGCATTTGATAAGACTTCTTTAGGTCATGCCTGCTGGTTCCGGGATGACGACATTGTAAGAGTCTGGTTCTGGGAGGAAAGCAAAATCTACGTTGGCTCATACAAAGCCTACCTATTCAAACCAGTGAAGCCGACATTATGAAAATCACAGATCCAGTAAAAGCCTGTGAGGCGATGTTAGGCCAATCAATACAAGGCATATCCGTTAACGAAGATGAAATGACCATGACTATCTTTTGCAGCCGTGGCTCGATCACTTTCGACTATGACGAAGGCGATGCCTATATCGAAGTAGAGGAGCAGCAATGAAACTATCCGATAACTTCTACTTAGCCGAGTTCGTGCAATCAGATACAGCCCTACGGCTTGGCATTAAGAATATTCCTAGCCCAAGCATCATGGGCAACCTTAAGAAGCTTGCAGACGGCCTAGAGAAAGTCCGAGCTTTGCTAGGTCATCCAATCACAGTATCTAGTGGCTATCGTTCACCTACGCTTAATCGTGCCATAGGCGGCTCAGAGAATAGCGCACATTGCTTAGGTTATGCCGCAGATATTAAGTGCTGGAAGTTTGGCACACCTGACGAGATTGTTAGAAAAATTAAAGCATCTGAAATTGAAGTCGATCAGGTCATCTGTGAAGGTAATTGGGTGCATATTTCTTTCGCCCCTGCAATGCGTAATCAATATCTCCGCGCCTTATTCGATAACAAAGGCAAAGCTACCTATAGGGAGTTTGTATGAAACTGTTACTTGTAACGTTACTAGTTACGCTTTCCGGCTGCTCGCTTGTTCAGCTATCGCCCACGATGAATTGCCAATATATCAAGTATCAGCGCATCCAAGATACTGCAAGCGTTATTGCGGAAGGGTGCAGGGTATGAATATAGCTAAAGTTGAGTTTGACAGCTACCTAGACACCCGCGAAATAGCAGATGGCGTTTGGGAGTTATTGCAGGACTTCACTGTATTTATTCACACAGAGGAACAGACCTTTGAAGTGATTATTGGCAAAGGCTTCGTGACTGACTATGCATCGGTTCCTAGGATCCCTTTTGCTTATCTGCTTTATGGCGGCATTGGTAACTATGCTGCAGTACTTCACGATGGTTTGTATTCCAATAGTAGCTTAGTCAAAATATGCGACTTCGATACACAGATGCGTTTTCACCCAGATCGTGAGTTTTGCGATGAAGCTTTCCAAGCAGGATTAGAAGCTAGAGGCATATCATCATGGAAAGCAAAACCGATGTATTGGGCTGTAAGATGGCAGGGCGAGAAATACTATCAAAGGAAGATTTAACCTTTCTGAGTAATTGGCAATATGCTAATATCTTGTCTTTCCGAATAACTGTCTAGAAAATATCTAACAATTATTCTAACTAATACGCGTAAGAAGAGCGTCAGTGCTAGACGCCGAGTCTCTCCTTTCGCACCATAATTTAGTATCAAAATACCCTGCAAACCCCGTATTTATTGGCCTTATAGCCTGTTTATATGGGGTTTTTGCTTATGGGAATATCTGGCAATAAATGGTTGATTGAGGGAATGTAAAGGAATATATTCTCACTAAATTCTAACTATCAATCTAACTATTTATGGCTAATGTCACCAAGACAGCTTCCGGCAAGTGGCGCTTTCAAGTCACAGTCAATTATAAATCTCACGTTAAGACATTTGCTACCAAAGCAGAAGGCTACATTTGGGAAGATCAACTCAAAGCCGGTAAAGGCAAAACTCCAAACATTACCTTTGGCAAACTGCTAGAGGATTATCGAGACAAAGTATCAGTCAATAAAAAAGGTGAGCGATGGGAGAGAATCCGCATTGCTAAGTTTCTTAACGATAAAGAGCTTGCCGATGTGAAGATTGCAGACCTAGATAAGACAGTTATAGCTAAATGGCGTGATAGGCGCTTAAAAGAAGTTTCTGCATTGTCAGTATTGCGTGAATGGGCTTTGTTGAGCCATTGCATCGAAATAGCAATTCATGAGTGGGATTACCTTAAAGAAAACCCTATGAAGTCGGTTAAGAAGCCAGTAGGCGAACCCCCTAGAGATCGCCTTATTACCCAAGAAGAAATTGACCGCTTAAACTTCGCTTTGAATTATTCCCCAGATGCAAAACTAACAACAGTCACAAGTAGAGTAGGGGCGGCATTTAATTTCGCTATCGAAACTGCATTTAGGGCGCAAGAGGTCTGTAATTTACGGTGGGTTGATATATCGGGTTCAGTTGCGAAAATAAACGATTCTAAGACGCGTGCAGGTGTTCGTAGCGTACCTTTGAGCAAGAAATCACTGGCAATAATAGAACAGCTTAAAGGAGTAGATGAAAACCTAGTGTTTAATGTGAAGTCCAGCCAGCTAGATTCATTGTTTCGCAAGGCTAAGAAGTTAGCTGCAGTAGAGGATTTACACTTTCACGATACACGCCATGAAGCTATTACGCGATTAGCTAAGAAGCTGGATGTGCTAGAGCTTGCAAGGATGGTAGGGCACAAAGACTTGAATATGCTACTTGTTTATTACAACAAGCCAGCAAGTGACCTTGCTAAGAAGCTTGATTAATTGCTTTTTTTAATAAAAATTCCATTGTTTTTGAATCAAGTAGGTGATTTACATAGCATTCAAATATTTTCTTGCAATATTTAGCAGGTGTATATTCGTTGGCTAATAACCAAACCTCAAAAACATAGCCTCTAGTCATTATTTTGTAATCTATTAGGCCTTGCCTATTATGAATTGGCAAGCTAGGTTTAGCACTCCATCTTGGGTATTCAGTTAATGGGTTTACTCTATCAGGATCAATAGAAACAAGATTAACTTGGTTTTTAATTGGTATGTAGTAAGTGTGTTCAAAGAACTTCTTCACCACATCAGCATTCAGTTTGCCTGATGTAAACATTAGGCCACATTCCTATCCAAGTAATTAGCAATATCCTCATCACGCCATTGCGGATGTGCTTTGGGGGCAAGTATCACTGGCTTAGGGAAAGTGGGCTGATGCTTAACTTTCTTTCTGAATGTATCTATAGACACATTTAGCATTTTTGATACTTCTTTAGTTTTCAATAGTTTCATTTCTCTATTTCCTTATAGTGCAATCCATCGTTGCCATTGCTACCGATAATTTCAATTCTATCTTCGTCAAACTCATTAACCTTAAACGCCTGGCAATCGTGTTCGCCTTCTTTTGTTGCCATTGAGAAGCCGACAGGTCCAGCACAGCGGGTTTCCCATGTATCTGTCTGGACTTTCCAGTGAAAGTGGCAATAAGCACATTTAGAGCAGTTAGCCATTAACTGACTCCGTGATTTCTATAACTTTGATTTCACCAACTTCATCACCAATGTAGTTTGAATGAAGAATTAGCTGTTCTCCTGTTTTGGAATTCTTAAGAACATTTTCTACAAAATATGCGTAATCTTCAGGATCATCTGAGTGCATGATCTGTTCGTCATAAGTTAAATCTACAGTAAGCCTGATTGTTTTCATTTAATGCGCCTTTGCCTTCGCTGCTTCGGCTTTGTCTGCAGCATCTATCGCATACTCTAAAAACTGTTCCATATCATCTAAATGCTTAAGCACTTCATCAGATACGTTTTCTTTAATCTCTAGCAGATCCTCGATCAGTGCTGATATGCCTTGTGATACTTCATTAATTGTTTTCATGGCTTTTCCTTTGCTATGGCTTCCAATTCGCTTGCATTGATGTAGCAGCGTGATACTGGAACACTGTTCCCGCTAACAAACTTTTCCAAAACAAGTTTGCCTATTGCCGCTTGAAGCTTCAAAGCTTCATGCTCTGTTTTAGATAGGGTGATTTCATCCTTACTGTGCTTTGCTGGATGATGGCATTTGCCCTCGTATTGGCACTGTCCCGGCAAGTCGCATAGGTCAAAACCGCAATTTGCATATGGTGGTGAACTCATGGCTTATCCCTCTGTAGGTTTGTAGGTAAAGGACTTCAGTGGCAATCGCTTGGATAGAAGTGTCTTTAATCAAAGGTGCGTTGGCTATCTTCCGCAAAGCCTCAAGCAATACCTCTACAGATGGTGGGGCGGTGTAAAGAGGTATAATTTTATGGTGATAAAGAAAATCAGGCTCACCGATATAAGTTGAAACATGACGTTTAGCCGATTCTTCGCTACTGTAAGTTGCACCCAATCTATTGATAGAGCCGTCTATATTTCCAATGT